AAAAAAAAACAGTAAATTCATTACCATTTGGAGAATCCATCGCAGCAGACATTAATTTTATCTTATCAGCATTATGCTCAAAATCAGTCTTATAAGGACTTTCACAAGGATTAATAAGAGCCAATGCACAAAGCTCTAACATTGCTCCTGCAATATTAAAAGTCTTTTTATGCTCTTCATATATTCGTAATGTTACAAGAACTTCATCGCAAGCCTTAGAAACCATTCTTGCATCATCAGCAGATTTTCTTATATTTTCTATTTTATCTATTGCTTCATTAATATAATCAGAAGAAACTTCTTTGCTTAATCCGATAGAACTCCAAAATCTAACATTTTCCTGATATTGTAAAAACCTTTCAGCAGATAACATAGTTAATCCTTTGCAGAATGTATAAAACGGAACTCCATTTATTTCAAAAAGTGGGTCTAATTCTACTATTCCTTTAGATTGTGCCTCTATAAAATCTGCACATGGTTTTTTAAATTTTTCTAATGTTTCTATCATAAATTTTGTATAAAAAGTTCTTTGTAACTTATTCTTATATTAAGGTTAATTTCAAAAGCATAGCCTTGAAATGGTTTGTTTGGGTCTAAATCAAAATATCTATCATAAAGCGATTGGCTACCGAATGTTATTTCAGCAGGCAAAAATTCATACTCATCGAGTGCTTCTATAATTAAAGAGATGTCATTATAATCTTCTGTCAAAATAACCATTGTTACTTTTAATGGAAGAGTTTTAGCCTTATCAATAAATACTGAATCATTGATTGTAAAGAATACTAAAAGCTCTCTATCATAACTAATTGGGTTGAAATTCCCCATAGCGTTTAATCTTCTCAAAGCAGCTCCATTCTTTATCCTTGTAAGTTCTACCAACCCGACTATATTGTGCCTCTTGTCGCAAACTTTGTCCTTTATTGCTTGCTTTAATTCTTCTAATGTATTCATCTGAGATGATTTCAAATTGTTTATCTAACATATTATAATCTTGTTACCATTAAAGTCCTGCAACTTGCTTAAACCTTGCCATTACCCTAATCATTTGAGAAGGACTTAGTTGAAATCCAATCCCAGTATTCCTTTCTTGTATGTTAGCAAGTTGTGCATAGGTAATATTTTTTCCTTGAACTGGTGAACTGGTAAAGCCTATTTGCCTTACAAATGACTTATTCCCTTTGTTTATAGTTTGGCTATTGCCAATAACAAAGTTTTTATGCAATGCACCTGTTACAAACAAGTTGTGTGAACTTGTAGGCAATGGACGAGAATTGTTCTTTCTGAAATTAAATTGTCTTCGAGAATACCTACTTCCATCGTAAGGTCTTTTACTTACCCTATAAGTTCCATCAACTGTCTGCCCTAATTTTACACGATTAAGAATAGTTGTTCGAGCAAATTCAACTGCATTATCAATAGCTGATTGATAAGCTAAACTTCTATTCTCCAGTTGGGCAATTAACCTTTCAAGTCCTCCTAAATCTACTGTAAACATAATTATAGGGTTGGTATAGTGTATTTTGGATAAATCCTAACAGTTATTACTGATGCAATGCCTGTTTTAAAGTTTATATAGCCAGTTTTATCATCTGCAATTTCAACCGACTTGCAAAATATATCATTTAAAAATAATTCCACAGTTACATCTCCGCAATTTTTATTATTGCAAATAGTAAATTTATAGTTTTCATTATCTAAAACATCAATATCTTCGTTACTTAACTCGTGATTTGACTGAAAAACTATTTGACCTAAAGAGTCTGTTAATTTAAACATAATAACGTATTTTACAATAAAAATACAAAATAAAATCTTAATAACCTAATTAGAAGATAAATAACAAAATAAATTTTGAATTATTAAACATTCTCTTTACATTTGCAAACGGTTCGACACCGAAAAAAGATTTTAAGATATTTGGAGGAGTTATTTTGTAGTTGGGTTTTAAATCTACCCTGTCGAAACTACAAAATATACTTCTCTTTTTTTATACATAAAATGCAGTTATTAACACAAAAAAGAATAACCAGCTTAGAATTGGTTGAACAAATTAACATCTTCCGCAAAGAAGAATGTAAAGTAGAACTTGGTCACAATGACCTATTAAAAGTTATTAGAGATGAATTTGATGATGAAATCTCACTGGGAAATATTTCCCCGTCAGATTATAAGTCAGAACGTGGTCAAACTTATCCTATGTTTGAACTAACTACTTCACAAGCCAAACAAGTATTGGTTAGAGAGTCAAAAATGGTTCGTAAAGCAGTTATTGCATACATTGAAAGGCTTGAATCAAAGATTGTAGTTGTAGAGCCAAAAGCATATACTGTAAAGGAGCTTTTAACAATGCAACTTGAAATGATATATAAGTTAGAGGAATCACAAAAGACAGTTCATATACTCACTCATGTTAATAAGTCTTTTACATCTACTGAAATAGCCAAAGAATTGAATTTTAAATCAGCAATGGATTTGAATAAAAAATTGCATGACTTGGGTATTCAGTTTTACCAAAATGGAACTTGGGTTTTATATTCAAAGTATAGCGGATTAGCTTATATAGACATAAAGCAAGAAGTTCTTGACAATGGCAAGATAGTGTATCATAGAAAATGGACAGGTATTGGAAGAGAGTTTTTATTAAAACTTTTTGCTAAAATATAAATAAATCAATTTAAACAATATAAATCAATTTAAACATGAAAAATTACATCCTAATCTTAATCGTATCAGTTTCATTATTTTCTTGTACGGAAACAAAAGTAAAAGAAAATGTAAATATAATTTCTACAAGCAAGTTTACATCAACTCAGCAGTATCAAATATTATGCTGGGTCATTAAGAAACATGAGAATTACTCAAAAAATAGTTATAAGTGTCAGGCAGGGAAATCTACAAAAGGTTGGGGTTTCACCAACGTTAAGGATGTTAAAGACATCCATCATGCAGATGAGATATTTAGAGATATAGTGGAGGAGCTTTATGTCAGAGTAAATAAAGAGTATCCAAATTTGACTTATTTACAAAAGGCGGTTATTGTTAGTTTGTACTATAACACTGGCAATATATCCTTAATAAAAAAAAGCAATTTCAGCAAGTTGCTTGTAAAGAATGAAATTGAAAAATCTATAAATAGTTTTAAGTCTTGGAATAAAATCAAAATAAAAGTAAGAGGCAGAAAGGTTTATATGATTTCAAAGGGACTTACCAACAGGAGAACCTATGAATCAAAGCTCCTTGATGGCAGTTTTGATATGGCAGACTATATTAAATTAAAAAAAGAGGTTACGGAGATTTACAAAAATAACAGGTCTTAAAATGGTAGAGCAATACATTATAGACAATTTCAAATCTAAAACCAATAAAGAGATAGCTTTAGCATTAGGCTTGAATCTTTCTTACATTAGAAGAAAGGCTTATTCTTTAGGTTTATTTCGCATCGAATTGCAACTTTGGACTGAAGAGCAGGTAAACTTTTTGAGAGAAAACTACGGAGTTATAGGTGATACCGAACTTGCAAACATCTTTCAGGAGAAGTTTAAAAAAAATAAGTCTTGGAATAAAGAGCAAATACAAAAAAAAAGGAAGTCTTTAAAGCTAAAACGCACTCCAGAGCAATTAAAATTAATCAACAAGAGGAATTTTAGCTTAGGACTTTACAAAGACTCCTACAAGAAGATTTGGGCAGATAGACCTCAATTAGAAAATAATAAAATAGTTTATTGGAAAATTGATAAATTATTAGTTCCTTACATAAAGATTGAAGGAAAATACTATTCTTGGTCGAGATATACTTGGATTCAAAATTATGGAGCTATCCAAAAAGGATTTGTAGTTGTTTTTAAAGATGGAAATAATAGAAATCTATCAGTTGAAAACCTTGAACTAATTAGTTTTGCAGAAAATGCAAAAAGAAATTCATCAGTATCTTCTCAAGGCTTATCTGATAATTATGTAGCTTCGATATTAAGCTATAAAAATAAGGGATTGAGAAAAGAGTTATTAAAGAATAAACAGTTGTTAGAAACAAAAAGATTAACTATAAAATTAAAAAGAATATGCAAGACTATATAGTACCCAAAGGAATTATTGACTTATCAGTCGTAAATGAGAACCTATTAGAAGTTATGTTGAGTGTGAAAGGAAACCCTACAATGATTCCTCAAGCCAACAGTATGTGTTTAATAGCCAGTAGAATATGCGATATGGCAAAGGTGCAAGTACAGCAAGCACAAATGATAGTAGAGTTGAATAACATAAAGAATGACCATTATTAAAATAAAATACAATGAGTTTAGATGTTTATTTAAAACGCAAAAAATGGATTAGCTACGATGCTGGCAAAACATTAACGGAAGAAGAAGAAGTCATTTATCATGCAAATATTACTCACAACTTGGGTGCAATGGCGGATAAAGCAGGTATCTATGAGGCACTTTGGCGACCACATAGATTGAAAGAAAATTACAATATACCCGAAAATGACCATAATGCTGAATATGAGTTTGAGGAAGCAAATACAACTATTTCAAAAGAAATTATTCCTATAATAGAAAAAGGTTTGTCGGATTTAAAATCAAGACCTAAATATTTTGAAACTTTTAATGCTAATAATGGATGGGGTTTATATAAGAACTTTGTTCCTTTTGTCGAAAAGTATTTAGAAGCCTGCAAAGAATATCCTGATGCTATTGTTAGAATATCTCGCTAAAATAACCGCTAACGTTAAAGTATTGGTGATGTTGGGGATTAGAAAGTACAAAAGTTCAATTAATAACTAAAAGTTAAAAATATGCAATTTTCACTTGGTCAGACCATAAGTGTAACCGATAAACATATCGGTAAAATTATTTCAACTAAAGTTGGAATAATTGATAAAATTGATTTTTCTGGTTCAACTCCTTTCCAAATTCGAGTTAAATTCGAGTGTGGTGGCAGTGGCTGGTATATGTTAAATATGCTCAGTAGTCATGCGGATAGTTAGTTTACTCGCTTTCTGCCAACGAATGGGTGTTTAAAATGAAGTGGAATTTGAAAAACATCAGATGAGTAACTTTCAAAAGTTCAATAGTATTCGACCGCTCAATTAACCACGTTAGCCGACATATATTTAAGCCCATGTTGTGCGTGGTTTTTATTTTTCGTCATTGAGTTTTGGTGCTTTAAGTCTGTTAATGTGTTGAAAGTTGCAGATGAAGCGGTAAAGGTTCTGATTATTACACGCTTACAAACCGTTAGTTCGGCAAACAACAATAAGACCGAAAGTCGCTGTAAAAACGCTACCCTGTCAGCTAATCCGTTAGCACCAAAACTTATTTTTTGTCAATTTTTAAATAAAAAAAACAAATGGAAACAATGCAAATTAGTAACCAAAATAAAAGCGTTTTTGCCTGTTATTTGAGTTTGTCCGATGATGCAAAACTTTGGTACGGAAGACATCGAGCAGATGGACACAACTTCGTGGATAATATATTCGGAGGTCACAAGCCAAATGCTTATAAACTGTCAAAACAAGAAGCCGAATCTGTATGTCAAAAAACAGGCTGTCAAATGGTCGCTCTCTAAAATCACGCACAACGTATCGGTGCTATACGATGTGGCGGATTTTCAGCAGAAAGCCCAATACGAAGCACCAAAGTTTGAATTAGTACAAATGTTTAATCGAAGCACGTCAGCCGCCATATTGTATAGCACTTGTTAGCGGTTCGTGCTTCTCAAATCAAAGTAAAATGTCAAAAGAAGTAGAACAATTGAAACAAGCACTTGAGTTAGCAAAATCAAAACTTCAAGTTGCAGAAAAAGCCCTAAACGATATTGTTAAATGGGATGATGATTTAGAAGATGAATGGGGAGACCCTGGTGAACGTGCAAATTCTGCACTTGAAAAGATTATGATTTTGGACGGTTTTTAGCATAACCACTAACAAGTAGATATACGCCAATATGGATGAAAGAGACCACAAAGCTATGAACGAAGAACTAAACCAATCATCTTATTTAGATGCTGTTATAATCCGTTTATTTTTAAAATTAGAAACAAATATGTATAAATGTGAAAAACACGGAAAATTAGATACTCGTTGGTGCGAAGATTGTCAGGAATCATGTAATTGTGATTGTTTAGAAACAACTGAAACAATGTTTAAAGACTTAATTATAGATTGTGAAGATGGTGACAAAACCAAGACAATTTATATAGAGCATTGTGTTACTTGTGGCAACTCTTTCGGGGTTCGCTTTGAATAGCATATAACGTAAAAGTATTGGTGATGTTGGGGATTAGAAAGTACAAAAGTTCAAATTAAAAACAAATTTTAATAGAATGACAATAGACGAAACAAATTTGCTCAACAAAAAAGCAGAAACAAAAAACGATGGTGTATATTCTTTTAGGGGTAATTTATGGGCTGTAAAGAATGGTAAATTTGTTGCCTTTATAGATAACAGGGGACAAATTTTACAAAGATTTGGTGCGTTTAACAGTCAAATTGGTGATTTAAGTTCAAGTGAAAGATGGAATTGGAAAAAGAAACTTGTCGAATGGTTGCAGTCTCAATAGGGTTACCACTAACGTTAAACGGCTTTGTGCAGGTGGGGATTTCCTGCACAAATGCTGAATAAAGCACAAAAGTTCAATAGTAGCAAGATGTTGAATTTAGTACCAAAGCCCCACTTGCACAAAACCGATGTTAGCTGATGTGCTTTATCGGATTATAAATTATAACTTTTTAAATAATTATAAAATGAAATTAGAAATAAAACAAATAGGTGGGTCAATGTCAAGACCAGCATCTATAATTGAATTAGTAATAGAATGCGATAATGCAAGACTTTCAGAAACTATTACTAATCTTAATGGAATAGTAGATGTTGAGTTAATACATAGCTTAAGGCAAATTGCAGACAGATTAGAAGAACAAAATAATTTAATAAACGAACAAAACGATTAATTATGACAATATGGTTTAATAAAAAGATACAAAACATAAGTGGTAAAAAATATAATTCAAAAAGTATTTCAATAGATTTTATGCCACAGCACTTTTTTAAATTTCATTGTAAATCAAATGGTGCTAAAAAGAATATCGATAGATGCTATGATTTGAATATCCACTTTTTCGGTATTATGTTTTCATATACTAATTGGGATTATGGCGATGTTTCATAGCATATCAGCTAACAAGTAGATATACCCCATAGTGAATATCTACTCGTTAGGTGCAATAGAATAAAAGTTTGTAGATTCAACTTATTTTATTATATTTGTGCTATGGTTTGGTAGCCAAAAGCAAAATAAGATATTTAAGCATTGCCTTGTTAGGATTGAGTCATTTTTGCACTCTTACCAAATCCGAAACAAGGCAATGTTTTTTTATAAAATAAAATGAACGAATTAATTAGGGTAACAATTAATGAGCAAGGCTCAAAAACTGTATCAGCAAGAGCTTTATATCAATTTTTAGATGTAAAGTCAAGGTTTAATGATTGGATTACTAATCGTATTAAAAAATATGGTTTTATTGAAAATCAAGACTTTATAACGTTTACTAAAAATTTAGTAAACGGTGGAATTGAAAAAGATTATGTTTTAACCATTGATACTGCAAAGGAATTGTCAATGGTAGAGGGTAATGAAAAAGGAAAACAAGCAAGACAGTATTTTATTGAATGTGAAAAGAAATTTAATAAGCCTAAAACGCAAATAGAACTAATAATTGAATCTGCAATATTTTTGCAACAACAGGAGCAAAGGTTATCAATTGTAGAAGCTAAGTTAGCACAACTTGAAGGTATTAGGGTATTAGCTACATCAGAGTTGAATCATATTGAAAGAAGTACAGACTTAGTCCCAGAGATTGGAATAAGACTAAAGGTGAATCAAATTATAAGGTCATATTCTGAAAAGACAGGAATATCTTATAATGTTATTTGGAATTTAATGTATTCTAAGCTATTGTACGCATACCATTTCAACGTTAATGCTTATAAAAAGCTCCACGATAAAGAAAGTAAATTAGATATTATTGAAAGAGAGAATCAAATGGATAATCTTTTTGCAATAGTTTCAAAAGAATTAGTATAAAACATAATGCCGAAGTAGATTATTCTATTTCGGCATTTTTAAGTATAGGGTTAGGTATGAAAAGAAAACGTTACTTTCCTTTTAAATATTTGGGACTATTAGGCGACCACAATGCTTTGCAAGCCCAATACCTTGCAGTTGTCTTGTCTGTTGCATTAGCACAGTCCTGTCTTGCTCTAAAGCTCTTTCGTGCCTTGTCTGAATAATTTGATTTGTACCCATCTGCTCCAAAGTGTATTAACTTTTCTTTACCTTCGGAGCAAACCTTTACCATTTTCTTCTTGCCTTTTTTATCTGATGTAACTACTTCATTACATTTCATTTTAGACTTATCAGCCATAATTTCAATTCTTTAATTTGATTATGAAAAATTATCTATTAAGCATACGATGCTCCTTGTGGAATCAATCCGCTTACTCCATCGCATGACCAGCATATATTGTCATCTAATAAACTTGATATGTTAGTAATAGACAAATTCATTAATTGATAATACATATCTTTTAATTCAGGAATAGTAAACTCTCGTAAGTCTTGTGCATTATAACCTAAATACCATCCAAGTTCATTAGATGTAATCTTGTGGTTTAATATATCAAGTGCTAATTTGTATTTATATGTTTCATTAAAAAACTCTGCGTATTCGCACACAATGTCCTCAAGGCTGCATCTTATTGCTGCATTGATACAAAACACTTGGCAATGCTGTGTAATGAGCGTTTCGCAAGACATATACTCACATGGCTCTATAATGCCGTGGTCGCTTTCACAATCACATATAATAGTATTCTTATGTATATGACCATCACAAGAAACTGTTTCTAATACAGCAGTTCCTACATTGATTCCTATAAAATAATGAGTTGAATCTTTTGAGTAGAATTTCTTATTAACTTTCAATGAATTTTTACCTCTGTTTACATCGAAGTCTTCAACATAAACTGCATCTCCATTAATCAAGTCAATAACTCTTACTTGAAGCGAACCTGAGCGATGAGCAAATATGTCAATGCCTCTAAATTCGTACTCTGTAAACTGGTGGTAAGGAAGTTCTACTTTGTAACCAATCGTTCCTTTGTTTGTTACCAATTCACTTTTTACTGTGCCACTAAAAGGTTTTGTTTCAGAAACAATATGGTTAAACTTCTTTCTTTTTAATAGTTCTAATTCAAGGTCTTTTAAAAAAGATTTATAAGAAGAATTTTTTAGCTGAGTAAAGAAGTCTGTAAACCTTTGTTGTTCGTTGTCTTTTAAAGCATGAACAATATTAGCCGATACTCCCATGATGTCATCCACCATAAAGTCCGATTCGCTTCCACAAAGTCTTATTCCTACATTAAAGCAATTGCTCATATTTATTAAAATTTATTCAATGGACAAGGAGAATCACTCCATAATTTTGCTCCTATTATGCACCCACAGCCTCTCTCGTCTTCACTTTCTTTCATTGGGTCACAATAAGCTATTCCACAAAAAGAAGATTGTAAAGGACATGATTTTGTGCAAATAGCCTTTTTCTTTTTATATTCAAGCGTATCTTCTTCTTCAAATCTATTTAATTTATACAGGAGTAAGTTCTTATACCCTATATAAATCTCAAATAGACTGTCTTTTAGGTTACTTATTTTTTCCCACATCGTGAACAACCACTTGGTTTTGTTTTTACCGTTATAGGTTTTTGTATTGTTGGCTTTATTGTCTTAATCATAGTTTTATTATAATTTTATTTCCTTTTCAAACTTTTGAAGAATTTCTATGTAATTTCCTTTTTCTATATGAACTTTAGTTAATTCAATACTTCTTCTTTTCAAGTAAATTGTTAGTTCCTGCGATTCATATAAATAGTTAAAAATTTCTAATAACTTCTCTCTATAAATAGGAACATTGTCTTTCTTTTTAGATATAAATCCTCCCTTACCAACTTCATACTTAATCTTGATTGGGTGATGTATTTTATCTAAATACATAAGTGTATAACAACATTGGTCTGTTATGCTTCCAACTTTCGTTTCCGATGTTTCAATCGTTGATTCTAATTTAAAGACCTTGATAGTTGTTTCACCTAATTGTCTAAATTCAAGCATATATTTTATTGACAAATTTTTTCAATCTTATTGCAACCAATCAATATATCTACATCTGCAAGACCTACATAGGTAATGTCGATATTTGCTCCATCGAGGCTTACACTAAATGCGTTGTCCTCAATAATATCCAATTCATCCAAGAATAAATCATTTACAAATGCTCCATCCTTTGGGCTATTATTTAATCTAATTTGTTTTCCGTTATATATAACAATTATCATTGCGTTTTGTTTTAATACCCAGTTACAGGTTTTTTCTATTAATGACCAAGTACAAGTTATATTAGTTGGCAATGTATCTTCAGGAAGGTTTACTCCGCACTTTTCGTTTAGATATTTATAGCCAATTTCACAAGTCGATAAAATTGTAACATCGAATCCGCAATATAATTGACAGTCTGATGCTACTACTTGTATTTTTTCTCTGTCGGAATCTTTAAAGGTTATTTCAACACTGTAAATTCCTTTTGGAAGATATTCGCTTGGTTTCCAACTTACCTTTGCAATATTATTTTCAACTCTTATAGACTGACAAAATTCTTTTCCTGCTACTTTGATGTAACAAAATACGTTTTCGCCATTAAAAGCTGATAAATCTACAATAAATCCATCAGAACAGTAGTTTAATGAGTTTATTTCTTCCTTACATTCAAATATGTCACAATTGGTTTGCATCTATAATCCTTTATCCTTAATTTTACAATAAATATAGTGAAAAATAATTTCTAATACAAGTTTATTTTTATACTTTTTACCACATAACATGAATCAAAAAATAACTCTTAGTCAAGAAGAAATTAATCTATTAGGAATTACCCATACTACCTTGCGTAATAGATACAGATTAAGCAATGAGCAATTAGAGAACATCTATGAACATAGGGGATTAAGAGATGAAAAAGCTGATGGGATATTAGATGCTTGTACCAATGTAGGAGCTGCACCAAAAGATGTTAAAATGATTTGGTTGAAGACTAAGTCAGAATCTGTTAGAATAGAAAATCCTTATTATCAAGAGAAAGAAGATAGAGAAGTTGATGATGTTTTAGGTAATTTCTTAGCTAAGTTTAAAACTAAATTAAGTAAAATAGATATTGAAGTAAATTCAAAGCAGCAGTCTGGATTATTCGATAGGTTAGTTTTTACAGACACTCATATTGGAATGACTACAAATCAAGATGGCTATTCATTGTATGGAGGAAAATGGGATGAGGACGAAGTAAATGTTAGATTAGAAAAGATAGTTGCCCATGTAAAAAACAATCAAAATTCAAGTACATTAATTATTGATGACTTAGGGGATTTCTTCGATGGCTTTGATGGTAAGACTGTAAGAAGGGAACATGACCTTCCTCAGAATATGGATAATCAAAAGGCATTTGATGTAGGCTTTAATTTTAAAAGGAAAATGATTGAATCTTTTCTTAGTTCATACAAGACTGTTATTTGCCATAATGTTTGCGAATCAAATCACTCTTCATCATTTGATTACATAGTCAATTCAGCAATTAAGGTTTATATGGAAAAGTGTTATCCTGATAGGGTTGATGTAATTAATTTTAGAAAGTTCATAGAGCATTACCACATACAAAACTATTGCTTTATTATCTCTCATGGTAAAGACTCTAAGAACCTTAGATTTGGCTTTAAACCCCATTTAGACGCAGTACAGGAGAATAAAATCAATAACTATATAGATGAACACTTTTTGTTCCAAGATGGTCTTAAAATAGAGTTTTCAAAGGGAGATAGTCATCAGTATTTATTTGATAATTCTTCTTCTGACAGATTTAATTATTACAACTATCCTGCTTTATCGCCAAGTTCTTCTTGGGTACAAACCAACTTTAAGAAAGGTAAAAGTGGTATAGTTTTCTTTAACTATACCGAGCAGGGGAAAGAAATCAAGGAACTTTTATTTAATTGGAAGAAGTGATAAAAACTCTTAAACAAAAAAAATCCGTACAATAATTAAACTGTACGGATTTTTTTTGTAAATAACTTATTTAAAAATTCTTTCTTGGTAGAATCTTCGCTGATATTGACGCTGCCATTGTCCCTGTTCCTGTGCCAAGTACCTTGTAATAACTGTAAGGATTTCCTGTAACAATCCAAATTGTTCCTTGTGTGGCTGTATCGGTTAGAGTTAAAGAAGAAGCACCCGAAATAGCGTAATAAGTAACTCCATCAATTGAGCCAGTCAAAGTTGCTGTACCACCAACTGTACCTGAGATTTTAGTAACCTTTACCTGTACCGTCACGGTCGAATAAGGAGCAGCTAACATTTTGGTTAATGGTGCTGTACCTGCATTTGTCAAAGTATCCAGTGTTGGTGAAAAGTTTGTTGCTGGGTTTGTTTGAGCAAATGTTAGGTTTGCAATAAATAATAGTGAGATGAAAACTAAGTTTTTCATTTGTGAATTGGTTTTTGATTAAAAAAATATGAAATTTCAATGGTAAATATACAAAATATATTGTTAATTTCAAAATTAATTTATTATCCTAACAAAGTTTGTACCTTCTCTGTTTCAAAAACCTCGAAGCGAAATGTACTTCCTGATAGGCATCCTGATAGGCATAAGTCTGTATTTTTATACACTTCATCTTTGAAATTTAATGTACCGCTACCAATGCTTTTCTCACTAAATCCTTGTGAGTCATTGCCATACGCTCCAACCATTAAGGCTGGCTTTCCATCAACTTTTATGCCATTTTTCAATATTGCCAATAGTTTTAAATGCTCTTGGTGTTCCAATAGTCCTGTATAGAAATCTCTTTGAGTTCTTACAATTATATTGGATATTGATATATCTCCAGTTGAAAGCGTTTTTTGTTCCTCCTCAATAGGATATGAAGCAATATTTAATCCTAATTCAACTCTATGTCTATGATAGAAATCATTGAAAGTATATTCTATCATTTTGGTTTTCCTATCTGCATTTTTAACTACATTAAATTGATTTGCAAATGCTACTATATCACCATTGTCATTAATAAATCCTAACCTGTGGCATCCTACTTCACAAAAAGAAAAATCTACTCCAATGTATTTAGAATAATTCAAACAGAATCTTTCATTCAATAAGTAAACATTGTCAGTTCCATATATTGATGCAGTCTTGCCATTAAATGATTTGTCAAAGTATATCTTAACTCCATATCCTAATTCTTCTTGACCTAAATTCATTGCGTCAATAAGAGTTAATAAGTCTTCAATAGTTCCTCCTTCAAATTCAAGTATTTCATATTCATCAACAATAATATTAAATGCAGGAATAACTTCTTTGTCTATAATAGTAACACTAATGTATGCTTTTTCATCATTAGGTAATCTATATACACAACTTTTGGAAATAATTTTGTTTAATTCTATTGAACATTCACAGTCAATGTCATCTACTGTGCCAAGATTCTTAATCGTAGCCAGCTTTAACTTACATGATGGTAGTGAAGACTTTGGTATAGTCAAAGACCACCATTCACCAATAGGAATATTTATTGGCTTTAGGTATAATGGGTCATTAATATCTTTGCTAAACCCTAATTGTTTTACTTTAAAATCAAACATTTGCAAGTTCTATTACCTTTATGATTATTGTTTCAGCAGATGTCTGTGATATAGAGTATTCTACTGATTTAACTATTCCAACTTTTTTTTCTTCGCAATAAAGAAAAGAAACACATCCTTTTAACCTTGAAATATCAACGCTGCAAGAATCAAGCTCTATATTATATACAAATTTGCCTAATATAGATTCACTATTAATATCTTGACTTTCATCTATTATTCCTGCTTCTTCTTGGCAATTACATTCATATTCATTGTCAGTATATAGATTATAATTACCACTTCCGCCAATGAATTTTAAATTAGACAAAATAAACTTTCTCCATCTACTCAAATTTCTTGTAGGAGCTATTCTAAGGTTTATAGCTTTGTCACTATCAAATACATCGGTAGATATATATTCATCTGTTTCTGCATCATTAGTTTCCTTGTTTACAACTATCCAATGAATCTCTTCTTTTTCCTTCTTCTTTCTTATTTGTTCACTAATGATTGAGCTTGAAGAACTCCAATCATTTAATAAAGAAAGAGAGTTTGATGATATTGCATAATCTGTTGCATATTCTCTTGTTGAATTATATTCCAAAGAGCCAAATTTGCTTTCACTCTTCCAGTTGTTATAGCCAACTTTTACATTTGAATATAACAAAGCTGAATTTACATCTCTATTAATATCAGTTGGAAATATTTCATAAGGAGTGCCGCATTTTATAAACTCACACCTTGCCAAAACATTAACATTAAGACCGCTTATATCTATGCTTGATGGGTATTTGTTATTAAGCTCATCAAATAGCTTTATTAGGCTTACATTGATTGTGCTGACAAACCCTTGAAGACCATCGTTATTTGTCAAATAACCATCAAATAAACAATCGTCAAAAATGTATTTAGACAATGAAGATATTTGATTTGTCGAGTTTCCAATAATAGTTTTAAAAGCGTTTTTTACACTAATTGCTTTTACTTCTTTCCATTCAATAGGTGTAGATTCACACCTTTGAATACTAATCCCTGCTGAACTTGCATCGTATGCAAATTGAAACAATGAACTTGCTATACTTGATGTTATATATAAAGACGCTTGGTCGGTTACGGTTACATCTGTATCATATTCAATTGTAATTGTCTGTTCGGTAAGAGTAGAATTAATTGGATAACTACCTATTAGATAAGTAGTTGCTCCTATTTTTAAATAAGCATAAAATAATCCACTTGTATTTGAACTGCCAGACACTTTTACTGAGCCAACAATACTTATGCAGTCATCAGTGTTAAAAGTAACAAATTGCTTTTCTTCTCCAATTACTACATTATTTGGTGTTCCACTATCAAAAGCATTTTCCCCAACTGTTAAAGGAATATAATGACTAAGGCTATCCCCAGTTCCTCCGCTATATATGCTATTTGTTACTGAAAAGTTTACTTGGCTTGGTAAGTCACGAATTGGAACTCTAATCGTTTCAGTAAGTTGTAATGGATATTCTACCTTTTCCCTGCTTCTCAATAAATCTCCTCCACCTTTTGGTCTAAAAGAGCATTGAATATAGCAGCAATCCATTTCAGAATAATCTGAAAAGTCTATCAATAATTCAACTCTTTGACCCGAATCTTCATTTATTATAATAACTGGTATTTCAGCAGAAAATCCATCTCTATCAAATACTTTTTTGACATAAGAAGAAACAAGTTGGTCTTTTATTGTTACTTTCGTACTTCCTTCTGTTCCAAAGCCAAATCCATCTTCATTCCAATAGCCCCAATAAGTATCTGATAAATCTTTCTTTACCTTGATACTATCGAAACCATCAATGTTTGATTCTTGAACCTCAAAGTTGGATATGTATATTCTGTATGCCATATTTATTACATAAAAAAGGCAAGATTTTTTAAATATTGCCTTTTTGACTATTTACCTAATCTTAAATACCTGTACTAACTTTTAATGTCCCTGCATCATTCCATACAGCTCCTGCAACATTGGGATTTGTAGTAGGAAGGCTTGTGATTAAAGATGTTATTCCTGTTTGATTTATTGACATTTTATTAGTCCCAAATGTTTTTAGTATTATATTTCCAGCTTGATTTTGAGCTATAATAAAATCTCCATTTGTAGCTGCTTTTTGTATAAAAGCATAGTTTCCACTATAATCTGCATTGTCCGTATCAAAAGCAAGCATTGCATCTTTTGTAGTTGATGCTAATCCAACTCTTGCAAACTGTGAAGTTTTTCTTATATCAATACTATATATATCTACATTACTGGTATTAAAGTCTGAACTTTCAAACATATTTATAAAACTACCACTACCAATTGCTTTTTGATACAATGAATGGGTAGAATAAATTTGCTTGTCTGGGGATTCAAAATAAAAGGTACTCGAATTTTGTTGATTTCTATAATAACCAATTGGACTAAATACAGGTGAAATTATTTTAACTTTACCTGTATTTGCATTTTCAAAGTTAATTGCAAATTGTGTAAGCAAATCATTTAAACTTGTATTCTCAAATGTACTATCATAAAAATTAATATGCTCTGTAACTCCTCCATTACTCTTAAACTTAACTACGTCTATTCCATTTGCTAATCTTTCAGTATTTCTAACACTTGTGGCAGTAGATGTTCTCATGTCAAAATTGCAATGAAAAAAGCTAACATTTGAAATCTTTCCAGAACCTGCGGATGTATTTTTATTATAAAACAAAATCTCACTTCCAGTTCCTATATTTGCCCCTGCTCTTCTTATCTCTAAAGCAGTTATTGTTATTTCGTTAATAAAATTACTACTTAATTGTTTATTAAAAAATAACCCATTATCTCCAACATTGTCTATTTCCATTTTATTGATTACAATATTTTCAATAAAACTGGTAGTATCTTTCATTTCAAATCCTGTCCCTCCTACATTATATATGCCTATATCTTGAAAGTAAAGGTTTTTTCTCCCATCTATTGTTATCCCTGTGGTAGTATTACTCATACTATTGCCATATAATCTAATACCTTCACCACCACATCTCTTCTTTGTTGAAGTAGCTGTGTAGTATAATATTGATGAAGATGTACTTCCTGTTATTTGACCTTTTGGTGTAAAAACTAAATAACTATCTAAAACATTTAAAGTATTAGAAGTTATGTAAGCATCATCAAAAATAGTAGTCGTATTTAGATTTAAAGCATTTTGAATAAATACCGTAGAATCAATCAAAGGAGATGCTCCAAACCATTTTACATTAATCAATTCTGAATAACTCCTAATCCACCTACCTGTTGTAATACCTGTTACTTGTATTACTGTACCACCATTGTCAGTTGCAGTAGAAGCATTATCCCAATAAAATTCTCCACCACCACCATCTGCTGCAGTGTAATATCCTAAAACAGTTGCATTGAATCCGTCTGTGCCTTTTCTTGTTTTTAACTCAGCTATATTTGCTATTTTCATAATATTGAAACGTTGAATTTTATATTGTTAGTACCTACTAATGGAGCTATGGGGTAGTGAATAGTAACTTGTGTCGAAGTATAAGTAATATGAGAGTATTCTCTTGAATCTTGCGTAAGAGGTTCTACGGTTACATTTGTAGGAATAGTACCTAATAAATGATTAAACGTAAAGGAAGTCAATAAACCTGTTGAGCTGAATGTTTGTGTGCTATAAACAGGATTACTTCCAGTTCCAGCTAATACATCATGCACTCTTATAAATATACTTCCTTGTGTTATGTGAGAATGAATAACAAATCCTACTACAATTACTTTAGATGGAGCAGTTTTAGTTAAACCACCAGCAACAGTTGAAGAAAGATAAAGTACATCTCCATCATTCCAAGTTTCTCCTTGAAGTGAGCCAGTTGTATTAATACCTCTAACATATCCAAATGTAGTAACATATCCTTCTTGGTTTTTTAGTATATCTTCAGTTACTATACCAATGGTATTTACGGTATTTGCTTCAGTATTTGATTGTGCTAAAACAACTTTTGGTCTTTGTCCTTGTGCGTCATTTATTCTAACACATTTATATCCTAATTCAGTCAAGTCAGAGCCTGTGCCATTTACTACACGAATAACCTGCTCTTGTCCTACTTGTAGTGTAGTCTTAGCTCCTTTTAATATAACATCAAGAGTCCCATCGGCATCATTCCATACAACAGAACCTTCTGTAATAGGTTTGTTAGTTGGAGTAATATCAAATTCTAAATTGCCAATTTTAGCTCCAAATTCGCCTAAATCAACATCTTTATTTGCACCAGTATAAGGAACAAAATCAAGATTTTCCATTTCTAAAACTTGACCAGTACAATCTATAATAACTGGGAATTTAACAGTTTGACAAGCAGCCATATTACAATATTTAATATAATTTTACTTTTAACAAATATAATCAAAAAAA